CATCGGCAGTAACCATCTCTGCACAACCTGCAGCATCTACTAGTTCCTCTGGCGCTGGTACATTCACCCTTAGCACTTCTACTACAGGAACACCTGGTGCTCTTGCTTATGTCTGGCAGCGTCAGACCGCAGCAGCAACTACCCGTTGGGTCAACATCAGTGCATCTCTTGACAGTGGTGTAACCTATGCTGACTTCACTACTGCGACTCTGGCATACAGCAGTCTCGGTGATGATTCACTTGACGGTTACAAGTATCGCGTCAAGGTCACCTCTGCTGGTGGTACTGAGGAAGTCATCACTGATGGCGCAGCAACATTGACCTTCGGTAGCTAATGTTTTTCAGCGAATTGAATGAGGGAAACTACATTCTCTTCGCTATGAAACATTATGAAAATCCTCACTGTGTAACCAGAGATGATTTTGACGAAGATCTGAAACGCTTCAAGTATCTGAAAAGACTCTTGAAGAGATATGTAAGAGGTGGTCCTATGAGGACTCACCTTGTGATTAATCACCTTATCATTCTTTTTAATGTTTTTGGCGAAGCGACTACACCACTTCTTTTCTTTAAGTTGGAGAAGGAGTATTGGTGTATCTTGAAAACTTTCTTAATGTTTTTGAATAAATATCCCATAGGTATGATGCCTGAATTAGATATAGATGTAGATATCCACGAGGAGTTGCAAGACTTATGAAAGAAGAAATGATGACAACTGGATTCACAGGAGCGGATACCTCTACTGGTCCCACTGCTGGACATGATCCTGTCATAAAATTCCGTAAGAAAGTAAAGAAGAATAAGGAAGATAAGAAACTAGTGATGCCTGGTAATAAACTGGGTGAATCTAGAGAGAATCCCTCATTCCCCTCAAGACTATTTCAATACAAAGTAACTATTCCTGAGGTTGGGGAGACTATCATCTATGCAAACTCTCCTGCAGAACTGGCACAGAAGATGCGTCTTCTTATCAATCCTCGTTACAGAGGTGATGTTAAGATTGAAAGAATTATGCCTGGTCGTGCAGGTCAATTCTTTATGGACAAGCGTGCGAATCACCTGAAGAATATTAATGTACAAGAATCAGGTGATGCTCAAATGAAACAGCAGCAAGCTGCCATGAAGATCAACATGGAAAAGAAAAAGATCATGCTTAAGAAGCAAGAATTACAAAAGCAACTGCAAGCAAAGACTTCACAACTTAAGAAGCAGGCAAGAGCAGGTGCAGAAATGGATGCCACTAGATAATGTCAGACATTAACTCAGCCATTCTAGAAAGATTAGAAAAAGTTGTCGATTCGTTACAGGATAACTCTGTAAAGATGGGACAACTTCTTGCTGTGCATAACGAGAAGTTATCTACACAGAGTGAAGTTGATGGAATTCTATTTGAAAAAATAGATAGACTTCATTCAGACCTCAATAAAGAGACAGACACAATCAAGAAAGGTTGTGAGAGAGACATCCGTCTTGTAGATGATAGACTCAGGATGATGGAGAAAAAGATGTGGTCCATCTTTGGTGGTCTCGCTGTGATCTCATTCCTCGTCAGTGTGCCAGGTCAAGCATTGCTCAGGTCATTGACACCTGATGATCCCTCGGTTAGTATGGAGGTTGAGATCTCTAGGTTCATCGGTTGATTGATGTAGCTTACGCAAACTTGGTTTCCTCTCGTCTAGAGAAATTTAAGCAAGTTAGAAATGGTGTATACACTTTTCGGTGCCCCTACTGTGGTGACTCTGAGAAGTATCGAAACAAGACAAGAGGATACTTCTTCGCTAAGAAGAGTGGACTGGTATTCAAGTGCCATAACTGTGGCGTAGGGAGATCTTTTTCAAACTTTTTGAAGGACAATGCTCAGGACCTTCATGATGAATATGTCATGGAGCGTTATAAGCAGGGGTTGACAGGTAAAGGGCGTAATGTTGCCGATCCAAAGTTTAAATTTGACAAACCAAAATTTGTTAAAACGCAAACACAATTACCGAGGATTTCGGAGCTAAATAACTTTCACCCAGCCATAGGATATCTTCTTGGTCGTGGTATTCCAGAGGAGAAATTTTCTGAATTGTACTACGCTGAGGAGTTTTGTAAATGGACTAATAAGCAGAAACAAACTTTCCATAATATCAAGAAGGATCACCCAAGAATTGTTATTCCTTTCATTGATAAAGATGGAAAGTGGTTTGGATACCAAGGTAGATCTTTAGATCCTAACGATACCTTGAGGTATATTACTATCATGCTTGATGAAGATAGACCTAAAATTTACGGACTCAATAACATCAATGATTCAAAAACAGTATACATTACTGAAGGTCCACTAGATTCACTTTTTATTGATAATGCCATTGCTATGGCAGGAGCGGATGTCAATGTATCTGATCATGATTGGAATTGTGTTTATATTTTCGATAACGAACCTCGCAACAAACAAATCTGTGATCGAATTTCAGACACAATCGACAGAGGAGACTCTGTAGTAATTTGGAATCTTGATAATGATGAAAAGGACATAAATGATATGGTCCTCGCTGGACATAACGTAAAGTCTTTGATAGAATTAAATACCTACCAAGGACTAGAAGCAAAAGTAAAGTTTACTGAATGGAAACGAGTATGAGCAACGGTATTAGTGTCGTCAAACGCAATGGTGAAAGTGAAAAAATTAATCTAGATAAAATCCATGTGATGGTTGAGCATGCTTGCAAAGGTCTTGCTGGTGTGTCTGAATCCCAAGTAGAAATGAATGCAGGTCTTCAATTTTTTGATGCGATTGAGACTAAAGATATTCAGGAGATCCTTATTCGTTCTGCTAACGATCTCATCTCTCTTGAAGCACCCAACTATCAGTTTGTTGCCGCTAGACTACTTCTGTTTAGTCTAAGGAAGCAAGTATATAATGCACATCCAGACGCACGTCCTGGACTTAAGCGTCACGTCGCTCAGTGTGTTGATAAAGGTGTGTATGATAATTCTATTCTCCATAAATATGATGATGAAGAATGGGAAAAGTTAAATAGTTATATCGATCATGATCGGGACTACCTGTTTACATTTGCAGGACTGCGTCAAGTTTGTGATAAGTATCTTGTGCAAGATCGTAGCACAGGGGAGATCTATGAGACTCCTCAATTCATGTATATGATGATTGCTGCGACGTTGTTTCAAGATGATGATCCTTTCTATAGACTCGATTATGTCCGAAGATACTACAACGCGATCAGCAAGCACAAAATCAACATCCCCACACCCGTCATGGCAGGGGTCAGAACCCCTCTTCGACAGTTTGCTAGCTGTGTTCTTGTTGATGTCGATGACACCCTCGATAGTATCTTTTCTAGTGACATGGCGATTGGCTACTATGTTGCTCAACGTGCAGGCATCGGTATCAACGCAGGTCGAATCCGTGGCATCAACGCTAAGATCAGAAACGGAGAAGTCGCTCACACAGGTGTTGTTCCTTTCCTTAAAAAGTTTGAATCAACTGTACGATGCTGCACGCAAAATGGGATTCGTGGAGGATCAGCAACAGTCCACTTCCCAATCTGGCACCAAGAAATAGAAGATATTATTGTTCTCAAAAACAATAAGGGCACAGAAGACAATCGAGTGAGGAAACTTGACTACTCAATCCAAATTTCAAAACTTTTCTACGAACGTTTCATTAACAATGAGGAGATTAGCCTCTTCTCACCGCATGACGTACCAGGTCTCTATGATGCTTTTGGTACTGATGCATTTGACGCTTGCTATGTGGACTATGAATCAGATCAGTCTATTCCAAGAAAGACTATCGGGGCACAGCAATTAATACTTGCACTTCTTAAGGAGAGAGCAGAGACTGGTCGTCTTTATATTATGAATATCGACCACTGTAATTCACACTCTTCCTTCAAAGATAAGGTGAATATGAGTAACCTCTGTCAGGAGATCACTCTACCTACAGATCCCATTCAGCACATCGATGGTAAAGGTGAGATTGCTCTATGCATTCTCTCTGCTATCAATGTAGGCAAACTAAAGAGTCTCGATGAGTTAGATGAGTTATGTGACCTTGCGGTGCGTGGTCTAGATTCTCTGATTGATTACCAAGACTATCCTGTTAATGCTGCAAAAGTATCTACGACCAATCGTCGCTCTCTTGGTATTGGTTTCATTGGATTGGCACATTATCTTGCCAAGAATGATGCACGTTATGATCAACCAAAGGCATGGCAACTTGTGCATGAGTTGACTGAGCGTTTCCAATATGCCTTATTGTCTTCATCTAATCGCATGGCAATGGAGAAAGGAAAGTGTGGTTATTATGATCGCACAAAGTATTCTGATGGAATTCTTCCCATTGATACATATAAGAGCGAAGTCGATGAGATTGTAACGAATGACCTATTATGTGATTGGGAGTTTCTTAGGGAGCGCATCGAACAATACGGACTCAGACACAGCACATTGTCCGCACAAATGCCTTCGGAGAGTAGCTCCGTTGTGTCAAACGCTACCAATGGAATCGAGCCTCCTCGCGACTACTTGTCCATCAAGAAGTCAAAAAAAGGTCCTCTTAAGCAGATTGTCCCGTCTTTTACGACTCTCAGAAATAACTACACTCTACTCTGGGACATGCCCTCCAACGACGGATACATTAAAGTTACTGCAGTAATGCAGAAGTTTTTTGATCAGGCGATCAGCGGTAACTGGAGTTATAATCCAGAAAATTATGCTGATAATGAGATCCCTGTATCTGTAATGGCACAAGATCTTCTTACCACATACAAATATGGTTGGAAGACTTCATACTATCAAAATACATATGATGCTAAGAAGGATGCTCCTATTGAAGATCCAGGTGATGTTGACAAACTTATAGAAGACATACTACAATCGGAGGAAGACGACTGTGACAGTTGCAAAGTCTAAAGAAGTAAACGGAATGACAGTATTTAACAAAACTAAAGTAGACACCAAAAAGCAACCGATGTTTTTTGGTCAACCTCTGGGAGTCCAGAGATACGATTCGTATAAGTATCCAGTCTTTGACAAACTTACGCAGCAACAACTCGGATATTTTTGGAGACCCGAAGAGGTCTCCCTTCAGAAGGACCGTGCCGACTACCAGAAACTTACAGAGCAACAGAAACACATTTTTACCAGCAATCTTAAATACCAGATCATGCTGGATTCTGTACAAGGGCGTGGTCCTGGTATGGCTTTTACTCCTTATTGCTCACTACCCGAGTTAGAAGCATGCATGAATGTCTGGCAGTTTATGGAGATGATTCATAGTCGCTCCTATACCTACATCATTAAGAATGTATATTCAGATCCTTCAGAGGTATTTGATACTATCTTAGATGATGAGAAAGTAATGTCTCGTGCAGCATCTGTTACTGGAGCATATGATGACTTCATTTCTGAAGCACATCAATATGATAATGGTATGATGTGGGAGCTTGCAAGAGATGGACATATCTCAGGCAAGATTGAGCGCACAGAGCTCAAGAGAAAACTTTATAGAGCAGTTGCCAATGTCAACATCCTTGAAGGAATCCGATTCTATGTTTCCTTCGCTTGCTCCTTTGCCTTTGGTGAGAATAAACTCATGGAAGGATCGGCTAAAATCCTTTCTCTTATTGCTAGGGACGAAAACCAGCACCTTGTTATCACCCAAAACATTCTAAACAAATGGAAGCAGGGTGATGATCCTGAGATGAAATCGATTGCAGCAGAAGAGAAAGATTATGTCATTGATATGTTTAAACGCACTGTCAATGAAGAAAAGTCTTGGGCAGAGTATCTGTTTAAAAATGGATCTATGATCGGTCTTAATGATCGTCTGCTCAATAATTATGTGGAGTGGATTGCTAATCGCCGTATGAAAGCGATTGGTCTTACTCCAATCTATGATATCCCTGCTAAGAATAACCCTTTGCCCTGGACAGAGCACTGGTTAAATAGTAAGGGACAACAAAACGCACCCCAAGAAACGGAGATTGAAAGTTATGTCGTCGGCGGAATCAAACAAGACATCACAGAAAACACCTTCGCAGGATTCTCTCTGTGAAGATGCCATCTATGATGCTGCAGAAAAGGGTTGGGACGATCTAATGGATAAAACAGACTCATCTCCAAACATTTTTGCAGAAAATTTATGGGAAATGGAAAAGAAAAAAGCACGTCAAGAAGAAAGAAATACTCGTCACAGTGTTGACAAGAGTAATGACTTTATTACCAGTGGCATGACTCTTATCACCGATGTTGATAGTGATCGATACCTAAACAAAAATAAAAATGTATCAGGTTAAACTACACGATATAAAAATTTATGCTATAAATAGTATTGTGATGGATTCATCACAATATACGTTCATCCCTTCGGGGACGCAAGTAAGTCGCGGAACGGAGCCGTTCATCCCATGTTAGAACTATTATTCTATTCATCACTCACCTGCCAACAAGCTGACACAATCATGCTTAAGATGAAAGCAAATGAGAATATCTCAAATGCTTTTAAGGTAGAGTTGATAGAGACCGTAAAGGAATCTACACCTGAGTGCTACTGGGACGCACACGACTGAAGGAACGGGGATTAAAAACCCTCTACTTTCAGGAGTAACAACATGAATACACTTCAAATGGTCAAGAAGCAGATCGAAAAAGCATCTGCTATTCACAACGCACAAATTCTTCACACCTCATATCGTGGTGTTGAGTATTCTACCCGTTGTGTAGAAAGCAAAGAGTCTCACGGGACTTTCTGCTATCGTGGTCGTACTTACACCAAGTGATTAAAAGGGAAGGGTTGACGCCCTTCTTTTTTTATGCTAAATTATAAGGACTGAGACTATAGTATGTCATTAGATATTGAATTTATTGCTGAAGAAAAATATGCAGGATTAATTCAAGAACCTATTCCTGCATATAAAAGATTTCCAGAATGGTATCCTAAACTGGATGGACGCAAATGTCCTCTTCGTTTTGTTGACAACGAACCGTATCCTGATGGTGGCAATTTGAAAAATTGTCCAGGCATTACAGATTATATAAAAGCAGGATATATTATTCCATCTTGGAATACTTTTACCTTTAGAGAGGTTGATGAAACTGGAGTGCAAGTTAATTGGATTGATACTTATGTAAAGACATCGATGGCGGTGCATCCCAATGATCAATTCTATACTTTTTTAGATGAGCAAAAACCTACTTATGGGGCATTCTTTAAAATCACTGGTCCATGGTATGTAAAAACAAAACCAGGAGTCTCTATAATTTTAACTCATCCTGTTTGGTTTAGGAATAAAATATTTACTTCTTGCACGGGAGTATATCATACCGATATAAATGCATGTAAACTTCAATGGTTTTTTGAATTTAATAAACCTCTGGGAGTTTTAGATTCATACGATGATTTTGATTTCCAAACACAAATGGTTGCCGAAGGAGAGCCAATCATTCAGATCATTCCTTTTTATAGAGATAGTTTTAAATCTAAAGTAAATTATATGACCTCCGAAAAATTTCAACATCTTGAAGAAACTACCAATCGCAGCAATATACTTTCAAAACTAAGAAACAAAGGACTATCTGACTATGGAAATGTGAGACGCAGTTTTAAAAACTTTTTTAGATGATGTTTTGAATCCAACATTAAGCACCCCTAAGGGTGCTTTTTTTATGCAATATGTTATCCTAAATACGTTAACATATACAGGAGAGTTATGAAAATCTTTCTGGACTGTTCCGATCCAGACCTCATTGCTCATGCTTATGCGACTGGATTGATTGATGGCGTGACTACAAATCCTAGTCTCATGAAAAAAGCGGGAGAGGATCCTAAGAGTGTGATCAAAGAGATTTCACAGATCTTCCCATGGACCTCATCAGTATCTGCTGAAGTTGTCGGAGAGACCGCTGAAGAGATGCTAGAGATGGCACAAGAGTATCTAGAGATTGGTCCTAACATCACAATCAAAGTGCCCTGCACAAGAGCGGGTCTGAAGGCGTGTAAACTGCTTGCAGACGATGATGTAGCGGTTAATGTAACTCTGGTCTTCTCAACGGCACAAGCGATCCTAGCGGCGAAAGCGGGAGCATCCTATGTGTCTCCATTTGTCGGCAGAGTAAACGATCAGTATTGGGATGGCATAAGTCTCATCGAAGAGATTTCAGATATTTTTGCAACACATCAAGTACACACTGAAGTGCTTGCTGCATCAATTAGAGAACCTCGCCAGGTCCAAGAATGTTTTAAAGTTGGTGCAGATATTTGCACAATCCCTTATGACATTTTCCAAAGACTATATGATCACATGTTAACTGATGCTGGACTAGCAAAGTTTGATGCTGATTGGAAAGCACTTCATGAAACCTTATAACCATGCCTAGAAATAATATTCCAAAAGATGAATTGAAAGTGAGGATTTATAGATTAAAAACTTCGCTATTTGAAGGTCGTCAGGATCATCCTATGCCAACAGCACAGTCTTGGTATGATGGTGCTAATCAATCTCTTAACGAGGTTCTCAATATACTTGACGAGTATCGATATTGAGAGTAGAATCAACACTGTCAGGGTTCGGAGGACATGAATAAGAATCATTTAAAAGTATTAATACGAGATCTTGAGATTGCTCTAGACGAACTCAAGGCAGAAGTTTACTCGGATACAGATTCTTACCTAGATAGTGAGAATGTGAGACGGGTACACACATACGATGACGACGGAGAAACCGACTGATGAAAAAGAATATGAAAACCCCTGGATTTTTGAAGGACAACCTTTTTTATCTGAGGACATTGACGACTATTATGGTTTTGTCTATTGCATTACAAATAGTCTCACTGGGAAGAGATACATCGGAAGAAAGTATTTTCAGCAGTTACGAAAGCCTAGAACTGGAGGTAGGCGAGTTAAATCTGAAAGTGACTGGAAACGATACTACGGAAGCAGTGCTGAATTATCTGAAGAGCGGAAGCGGTTCGGGAATCTTGCCTATAAACGGGATATAATCAGCCTACATAAAACTAAGGGACTCACAAACTTTGAAGAGACCCGACAACTATTTCTCAATAATGTACTTACGGAGGCATTTGACGATGGCACACCAGCGTTTTACAACTCAAACATCCTTGGTCGGTACATGCGTAAAGACTATTTCAAAACTGGCACACCTGATGCTTGACGCTCGCTGAGTCGTCTGCTATAATTACAAGGTAGTCAAATGAGTTCTCCCATGAACATGGATTTCTATGAAGCAGAGTGTATTGAAGATGTATTGATGGATTTATTCATTGATCATTTGCATTATTTTGCTGAACTTGAAGAGGAAAACCAGACTACCGCTAGGGTCAGTAGCTCAGCGGATAGAGCCACGCACTTCTAATGCGTTGGTCGCAGGTTCGATTCCTGCCTGACTCGTTGCCCTTCGGGGCAAACAGGTCCGATAGAGGTAAAGTCTATGACTACAACACAAAGATTTTCTTCTGCCCTTAGTATCCTTTGGGATGCTATTGACAGACAGGTGACACTTGACACCGAGTATCCTATTCTTTATAATCAAATTGTGAAATTTTATGAGGAGAAAGGTGTTGATTTTTACGGTGATGTAGATGAGGATTATGATATCCTCCTAACTAAACTTGAAACTGACCTTATTTAAATTATGTCTAATGTGAAAGTGCTCTTAGAGCGCAGTCCATATCGGTATGTCTCTGTTGGGGATCTCGACAACGGGTTCCCCGACTACAGAATCCAAAAGTTTGATGAGTGGACCAAGCGTTACAAAGACATGTATCTCTGTGACAATGGTATGCAAATCAGTCTTGCTATGGAAGACTTTGAATACACCAAATGGTTAGATCCTGCAGGTGTCCCATGTTACGTACGCGACAGAGTAAAACCATGAATTCCTATCAAAAAGCAATCAAAGCACTAGAAGAATGCGTCAAAGACGCTATGGAAAACGACATTGATCCTGGTCTTCAGATGGAAATCTGGCGACACTATCAGGGTATGAAATCTATTCAGCGTCAACTTCCTGAAGAATCTAGGTTATCTTTTAGTCTTGATGGAATCGATCGTGTGATGGACAATTATGATCCCGACTACAATATTCAAGCAGCACAACCTGTTGGACTTGGGGGGTTGAGTCAAGGAGACGATGTGATTACATTCTCCTAGTCTTTGCCAATAGACTCTAAACTAGATGGTTTGTTGACTGTATGACAGTCGCTCATAGATAAGAGGTTTCCAATTCTCATAACCCCTAAAGAATTGGTGGCGTGCATGTTAGACCAAATCAAGGACCCATTAGGGGTCCTTTTTTATGATATTTGAAATATTAATATTTGAAAACGCTTGACAACCCTTAATTTTTCCTATATAATTAGGACATAAATCTTTACAAAAGGAAATGACTGTAGTAACTGAAGACGGAGGGCGCACAAACATGTATGCCAGCGAGCCGAGAATGTATATCTCACAGACTGACGCAGAGCGTTATGGTCTTGAGACATATGCAGAGAAGGCAGAAAAGTTGAATGGACGCACAGCAATGATGGGTTTTGTGGCAGCGTTGCTTTCTTATGCATTTACTGGTAAACTATTCTTTGGGGTTATCTAAATACCTCGTAGAGATTCCTTTGAATTATGAGTGATAAACTTGAACCAGTAGATCCAGTACAAAATCTTATCGACTGGGCAAAAGAAAATGACATTGATACTGATGATCCTGGGTATATTGAATACCTAGAAGCATTAAAAGAGTATGAATCTAAACGATGTTGGAACACTTATGGTGATTGTGAAGTTACTTTTGGATTCGGCAACACAGATTTTGAAGACAAACGAGCAACTATTTTTTGCAAACCTGATGAGATCATTACTGAAGTCGCAAATACTTGCGGTTGGAAAATTGAAACTGGTTGTAAATCAGGTAAATGTAAAAAGTGTGTAGGTCGTCTTATAAGTGGAAACATAAAAGATGAAAAGAAACATCTTCTTACCGAAGACGAAATTGCCTCAGGACTTATAGTGACATGTGGAACTAAACTAAGATCTAAGTATGTTACTATTAGATTGGAATCTCAACCAAACCCCGAAGAATTCTAAGATGTCAAACCCTAATCAACTGTATGAAGACATGCAAAAACTGGATGACATGTATGAAGAACTTCTCTGGCATCCAGATGACGAGCTACAATTCTCTCATGATGGAGAGAAAATTATTATCACCAACAAAACTTTGGAGCAAAACAAATGAACGAAAACGCAGAACGCATTAATGGTTGGGCAGCAATGCTCGGCGTCATCGCAGCAATGGGTGCATACGCATCTACAGGACAAATTATTCCTGGTATTTGGTAAATGGACACCAGTAACTTTCTAGCATTAGTAGTTGGATTCATGGTAGCAAATTTTTTATTATATCTTATCAAAGAATCTGATGATGATAATGGTGGAGGTGATGGTGGAGTCATGACACCTATTGTGACACCTACATAGTATTGAATATCGTCGTCGCGACCAACGGGGTAACTGGCACAATCCAGTTGACACCCCGTTTTTTATGTGTTATTCTTGGAGGGTTCAAATGAGACAGATGATTTTACCAACACTAGTAATGAGTGCAGCAGCATCTCTTGCAGCAGTACCATCATTTTTGATGACTCTTCCAGAGGGAGCAACACCTGATGTTGCTCCTATTCCTGTAGAAGTTTATAAATCAACTTGGAAGTGTGAAGACTGCACTCCAGAAGAACAATATGTATTAGCACAATTACAAGAAAAGACTAAGATAGTTGATATAAATGCCCTTGCTACGATCATGGGCAACATTAAACAGGAGAGTAAGTTTATCTCTAACATCTGTGAGGGTGGTGCTCGTGTCTCTTATGAGAATTGCCTTAGTGGTGGGTATGGATTGATCCAATGGACCAGCATCGGACGCTACAAGGGTCTTGGGACCTTCTGTAACAAGTTCTCATGTGACCCATCTTCACTTGAAGGTCAAACTCGCTGGATGATTAACGAACCTATCTTTCAACGTGTCCTTCCTGAGTTTGAAGGACGTGGAGACACCATTCCTCAGTACATGACACATGCATACTACTGGTTGGGATGGGGTATCAAAGGAGACCGAGAAGTTTACGCATATGAATACACTAAGAAATTTATTTACGCATGAAGAAAATAGCAGTTATTGGATCTGGTAGTGCCGCATCATTGACTGCTATTTCTTTATATAATTTTTTAAAAGATGAATGTGAAGTAGAAATCTATCACGATTCAAAAATTTCTATAGAGCCAGTAGGTCAAGCAACTATATTGACTACACCAAAATTATTCTTTGATGCATTTGATTGGAGTTGGTATGATAATCCAATCAAAGCAAAGTTTAAAACGGGTGCTAGTTATGAAAACTGGGGAAAGAAAAATCATAATTTCTTTCATGGATTTCCAATGAGTTCTGTAGGTATGCACTTCATACCCAGTTTACTTTCTGAGTTTCTATTAAATTGTGGAATATTTAAAGTTACTGAAAAATATATTAGGAATCCTGAAGAAGAAATTGATGCTGATTGGATATATGATTGCCGAGGAAGATCGGAGATAGTTTATACAGACTATCAAGATGTTATTAATCCTTTAAACTCTGTTGCCCTTGGAAGATCTGATGATGTAGATCCCAATCTCAGTTATACAAAATGTATAGCAACACCTGATGGGTGGACTTTTGTCATTCCAAATCATGACAGCACCTCTTATGGTTATCTGTATAACAATACAATCACTGATACTGAAACGGCAAAGAAGAATTTAAAAAATTTATTTGATATTGATACAACCAAAACGCTCAACTTTAAAAACTATAGAGCAAGGAGTGTTTGGTCTGGACAAAAAACTATTTTGAATGGAAATAGATATGCATTTGTAGAACCTCTAGAAGCATCATCCATGGCAATGTATCAATACATCATGGAGATGACTGCACATACAATATTTCGTGGTGAAAGTCCTTATCTAGTTGATCAAAAAATTAATAATCATCTGACTGGTGTCCAAAACTTTTTGCTTTGGCACTATCAGTATGGATCTAAATATGATACTCCTTTCTGGGAGTATGCAAAGTCGTTACCATTCGATATGGATGACGATTTTAAATCTAATATTGACTATGCCAAGTCACATGATGTAAAATACTTGAAGGAAAATCCAAGATACTATAGTCAATGGAATTCTTACAACATTCGTAACTGGTTAGACCACGTTGCAACTTGAGTAAATTTGCTCATTTTTTTTGGTTGACGGGAAACCGTCCCTCTGCTATACTAAATAGGTAAGCAAGTTAAGGATCCAACACATTTCTTAACGCTTCTTTACACGCCTTACCAAGACTAAACAGCGTGTCTAAACAAGAGTCTTTCATACCTGCCTCTGAGGGTGAGACAGGAATATCTTACTAGTGTTTCCCTGCACTCTTATCTAACCCTTTTCAATTCAATGGCTACACTTTCTAGACAACAACAATCTACTTCCTCGTGGGAATCTTTCTGCGAGTGGGTTACTTCTACCAACAATCGTCTGTATGTCGGTTGGTTTGGTGTGCTGATGATCCCAACTCTGTTGGCGGCGACCATCTGTTTCATTGTTGCTTTCGTAGCAGCACCTCCCGTCGATATCGATGGTATCCGTGAGCCCGTAGCTGGTTCACTCATGTATGGAAACAACATCATCTCTGGTGCAGTTGTCCCATCCTCCAACGCAATTGGTCTTCACTTCTACCCCATCTGGGAAGCTGCCTCACTCGATGAGTGGCTTTACAATGGCGGTCCTTTCCAACTGGTAGTATTCCACTTCCTGATCGGCATCTATGCCTATATGGGACGTGAGTGGGAACTCTCTTACCGTTTAGGTATGCGTCCATGGATCTGTGTTGCCTACTCGGCACCAGTCGCTGCAGCGAGTGCAGTATTCCTCGTCTATCCTTTCGGTCAAGGTTCATTCTCCGATGCTATGCCTCTTGGTATTTCTGGTACTTTTAACTATATGCTCGTCTTCCAGGCAGAGCACAATATTCTTATGCACCCGTTCCATATGCTCGGTGTTGCTGGGGTATTCGGTGGATCTCTTTTCTCTGCTATGCACGGAAGTCTCGTTACTTCCTCACTCGTCCGTGAGACGACTGAAACCGAGTCACAAAACTATGGTTACAAGTTTGGTCAAGAGGAAGAAACCTATAACATCGTCGCAGCCCATGGTTACTTCGGTCGTTTGATTTTCCAATACGCATCCTTCAACAATAGCAGAAGTCTTCACTTCTTCCTTGCTGCTTGGCCTGTGGTTGGTATCTGGTTTACTG